GAAGAACTGCCTTCGTTGAATAGACGGCGACAATCACCAAAGCCGCCGCGAATCCAATAATTGCGATCAAAACAATCGGACCGATCCACGGCCCCAGATACTGTTTCCACCCACCGCCGACGTTGAACGAAAATTCCTTGAGACTGGCTTTAATCTCGAGGTCGTCTTCGTGGTCCTGCTTCTTTGGTTGCTCATCGGTCATCACGCTCTGTCTTTGCTGAAGACTCTGTAGACCGTTCGTCCTCGATCGTGCCATCGGAAGACCAGTTCAGCGTCTCCGAATGGCAGAACCTTGTATTTCTGCCCGCTCTCATCCGTGATCGTATGCCCTGCGGCCGGAGCGCCTGACAGGTCGCTGGCTTCAATCAGCCAGTCTGCCGACCGCTCTTCAATCCAGGTGCCGTCAATCGGTGACTGCTTCGGCTCCCAGGTCGTCTGGCCCCGAACTGCCGTGATCGAGGCCGATGTCGTCCCGTCGTTGTACGTGACAGACTCACCCCGCACAGCTTTCTGAGCTGCGAAGGCGGCACTGACAGCAGCTTCAACAGGCGTGACCATTGCTTACTCCAAAACCCCACCGCAACGACACCCGGCGCATCCGGACCGGGTGCCGCTGCAGCTGGAGAAAACCTCATCAGCTTGTCGCTGTCAGCAGAGCTTCCGTCGACAAGATGGAGTCGGTAACGATGATTGGAACACCAAACGACTCTTCTGGGAACGGAGCTGGCGAACCTGTTGGAGTCGTCGCAGTTCGTGATGACTGCAGCTGTCGCTGGCTTCGGCGATTGATGAACAGTTTGAGATACGGTCGGTAGTGGCTTGGGACCTTCTCAATGGCTTTCGCAATCAAGGCATCCGTCAGGCCCTTTCCGCTGTCTTCGGTCAGGTTACAGATTCGAACTGCAGTTGCAGCTCCGCCGATCTGGAAACCGACGTACCCGCTGATCGGCACGTAGTAGGCCGGAAAGGTGCCAGTCGCACTGCCAGCGATGCGAGTGATGGTCGGATCTTCGACCATGATGTTGGCGTCATTACCACCAACAACCGCAACGCCCTTCAGTCCTGGATCACAGACCAACAGCCACGCGCTCGACGCTGTGTTCGCCGTTGAGCCAGTCGCGTCGACGACATAGGTGTCGTCTTTCTTGTCGTAGCCAGCGTTATCACCAAGACCTGCGAATCCGTTGGAGTCGCCACCGGTGCCGGTGCCGTACCAGAGCTGGCTTTCTACTTCGAAAAGAGCCTGCTTCAGGTGGCTGACAGTTTCCATCTGCAGAAACGCATCAACGCCGCCCTTGTAGGACTTCGCCAGTTCGATGTCGGCCGCGAACGTCGCGTCCATGATCTTCAGAGTCAGAGTCACCAGTTCACGAACAGACTTTGAATTCTCGCGTCCGTCGTTGATCGCTCGGAAGCCGACCGTCGGGGCTCCGGTTTCCTTCAGATACTTGTGAAGCGTGCCGTTACTGGCAGTCACTGCGGGGAGGATGGCCAGAGCTGGGGCCATCGTGAAAAGGTCGCTGATTTCGTAGTCAGCGATATTCTTATCGTTCAGCGTTACCAGCTGAGCGAGTGTTTGAAATGAATCAGCCATTGATCAAAGTCCTTTGAAAGGATGAGTGAAAATCGAAACGGATGTCAGCGGGTGTGTCAGCCGCGTGTCAGCTCTGCTTTTTCCCGAAAAGGCTCGCCTTCTTCGGTGGGTCAGCCCCGATCTGCAAAGCAGAACCCTCGCCCAGAGACTGCTTTCCCAGCTCTTTCATCTGGGCCTTCAACTGGGTGTTTTCCGCCTTCAGGTCCTGGATCTGTCCGCGAAGCGTGCTGATCGTGTCAGACTGTGCGCGGTCCCAGGCGATACCATCCCGAAACATGCGAGCCCCCTCGGCATCGCCGAAGGCTTCCATATACTGGGCCAGAGAACGCTGCGTCGTCGTCGGTTCTTCTGCCGGCGTTTCTGCTGGAGTCTCTGCGGGTGTTTCCGGTTCCACTGCTGGAGCTACTGGAGTTTCCTCCGGTGTCTCCGCTGGCGTCTCTGCGTTGGCCTGTGCACCGACCGGCCGCAACTTTTCCTTGGGCATGTTCAATGCCTCCTTTTTCTGCGACCGGATCGCCGACAGAACGTCTGCCATGCTGCCGATCTCGTCAATGAGTCCCAATCCTTTTGCCTCGGCAGCGGGCCAGAACCGACCGTCTGCCACTGCTTCAAGTGCTGGCCCGGACAATCCCCGGCCAGTTGTCACGTCATCCAGAAACAGCTGATTCATTGAATCCACCCGCTCTTGCAGGAAGGCTTCCTGTTCTGGCGTGATCGCCTCTCCCATTGCGCCAAGCCCTTTGAAGGGGCCCGTCGTCAGGTTTACGGAACGAAGGCCCGCCTGTTTGAAAGCTTCGCTGTAGTCGATGAACTGCCAGAACGTTCCGATCGATCCGACTTCACTGTCTGCGGATGCGAAGACCGTCCCGGCCTGGGATGCGATGCGATACGCCGCCGAACAACAACAGCCTTCAACGACCGCCACCACCATCGTCCGCTCAGCTAATTCGGCCACCTTGCCGACGACAGCCTGAAGGCCGTCAACCATGCCTCCAGGACTATCGACCTTCAGCACTGTCGGCGGGATAAACTCCATCGCCAGCAACTGGTCGAGAGCTTCGCCGATGCTGCGGTAGTTAGATTCAAACGGGGACTTTCGCTTGTATAGAGGACCAGAGACGGTCACGATCGCGATCCCGTCTTCGGTGAAATCCAGCGGTTTTGAGTCAAGCCCCATCCACTCAGCGACCATCGACGTGAACTCATCGTCCATGGCGTCGGGTGTCAGCCCAGCCTGTTTCAGTTGCATCATCTGCAGAAAGCGAGCATCAATCTGCCAGAGTCGTGAAGCCTGTCTCATGCTGTCGCCCTCACTGCTGGCTCAAGCGCCATCATGGCGTTATTGCTCCATCGCTGAATGAATCCATATTTCGCCAGCTCTTCACGCTCCGCCTGAATCTCGCGGACGTTGTCCAGGTAATCACCGAAGCCGTATTCGTCGCAGATGTCCTGCCCTGACTTCAGACCTGCAGCCCACGCGCGCAGAGCTGTGTCGAGTTCTTCCTGTGGCTTCCACCACGGAATACCGCGAGGCACCCAGCGATACTGAATATCCTCGATTCGCATTGATGCCGGCAGAATCAGCTCGCCAGTTCCGCCCATATCGACAGGAAGAACCCAGCGCCAGAGACGCCAGAGAGTTTTCTTCTTGTGCAGGCGAAGCTGGGTCTTTCGGCGAGCGTAACAAGCTCGCTCAAACAGGATCCACGCAGCTCGAGAGCCAAAGAAGTTCGTGTAGGCTTCGTCAAAGAAGTTGTAAGGCAGATCGAGCGCCTTCAGAGCGACCTGAATGCACAGCTTCAGAAAATCCTGCGCGTTTGTCGCAGGGTTTCCAGACTCGATCGACTTCACGTCTTCGGAGTCGTCCAGATCGAAGACAGCTGGACCGTTTCCAAAGTCGATCGTCTTGTCGGCGGTCTTCTGCTCTGTCTCATCCTCATCCGGATCATCAAACGCCTCAGCGTCTTCCTTGCGAGTGAACGCGATGCCGAAAAGCTGGTCCAGCTTCACCTTTGCCCGCATGTGGTCGAATGTTTCGTCGACGTCGCGGAATTCGTTCAGGGCTGCGACCAATGGAGACTGCGGCCGAATTTGATTCGGGCGAGCTTCAAACTGGCAGTGTTGCCAGACGTTACCAGCGCGGACGTCGCGATCCTTACGGATGCCTGTGAGCGGGTCTTCCTGCCGAAAGTTCCACGCAACGACGCGACCACTCGCGTTCAATTTCGCACCGCTGATCCACTGTTTCTGGTCTCGGCGGTCCAGATCTCGCGGATTCTGACAATAGGCCCCCTCAATCAGCTGCAGGGTGCCTTCCGCCAGCTTCACGAAGAAGCAGTCATTCGACAGGATCTTCTGGACCTCTGCGACGCGTCGCATGTCGTCCCAGTCCATTCGGCCATAGTAGTCGATCTGTTCTGGCTCATCGTCGCGAGCCATCAACTGCTTCAACGCGTCGTTCAGGCCCGGATCTTTGGTTCGTGGCTGAAAGTCCCACAGGCAGCAGTAGTCGAGCGTTCGGCGAATCGCCCAGGCCAGCAGCCCCATGTTTCGCCAGACGTCCATCGCGTTTGAAGCGATGGCTTCACGGCGTCGATCAGTGAGCAGCCTGTCTTCGTTTGCCAGCGTGCGACGCGCGGAGCGTCGTCGGTTTTTCGGGTTCAACGCCTGAAAATGCTGGTCTTCTGTCGCTGAGCTGACTGCTTCAATTGTCATCATCGCCTCGTCATGTCTGGTGAGATGATGCGAGA